GTTGATGTTGGATATGGTGCTTGTGGACAAAAACCAGCTCTAAATTTAGTCTGCCCAAGAGCGTAAGAATCATCATTTGTTCTTCTTTCATCGTAGATATCCCATCCGTCAAAACCACCTTGTACTAAGAAACTAAACTTTCTTGAGTATAGGAAGTAATATGGATTAGTTGAATCTGTTGGTTCAGAACTAAATGAACCATCACCAACTTCAAATTGTGTAACACCACTTACCGTTACAACAGTTGCCCCACTATCCATGTGGAAACCTTTTGTTGTGTTTGGCCAGTTGTTGTAACTACCTTCTTCACACAAATCACCAACAGGTCTTTGTTTTCCTTTATAGTCGAAGAAATCTGCGTCAACACCTACTGAAGATGAAATACCTAAATAAGTTCTTCTTTTATTATCACCAGGACTAGTTACTGCATTATCACCACCTGTAGAACTACCAAATGGAGGATTCGCAATTACTTCACCAGGGATTGCATAGTGTGTTTTATAGACAGGGAAAGGAGATGTACCATTAGTATAACTTCTTGTTATAAAACCTTCAAATCCACAAGGAAGAGCGTCTAACGGAGCTTCTTCATTCATTTCTAACATAATATATTTAGAAAGAATTGCGTATTCACCGTCGATAGAACCTACCTTCTTAGCCACAAAACTGTTATTTGTAGCATCTAATGTACAATTAGTGAATTTCTCAATAACTGATGGGTTAGCATCTGTATCATAGAAATCTCTAACTATCAAGTCAAATGTTCCATTGTTAAATGAGATATTTGCAATAGAAACCTTAACTTCTCTGTTTGCGGCATTTCCATCAGGAATGGTATAAACACGGAATAATTTATAAACTAAATTACCTCTAAGTTCAGAAACAACCCAAGGAGATGAAGGTGTTTGGTATCTCTCTAAATAGAAACCAGTTGTATCAGTATTTGTTGAAGTTCTTGCATCACCTAAAGAAATAAAATTATTAGCGTTTAATCCACGAATAAATCCTTGATTATATCCATAATCCAACATTGTTGAATATCTTTCTTCAACAAACAAAGGAACTTCAGTTCTGTCTTTAGCGAAATTTGACACACCAAACACACTACTAATATAGTTAGCTTGTGATGTTGCAAATGATGTCTCAAAACTAAACGTGTCGTTTTCATAAGTTCTACCTGAAATCAAGAAAGTAGCATAAGGATTTTGACTTATTCCTGAATAACTACCTGTACCAATCATTGTTACATCAGAAGTACCTGTCACTTGATATTGTGGTCCGTGTAAGGTTGATGAATATTGAGTAATACCTCTTGAACGTAAAGTTGCAACAACAAGATTGTTATATCCTGAATAACTTGTTCCCGAGAATCCGTAATAAAAACCTGATACCGTACCTGTAAATGAGCCTGCAACTCCGTAAGCGGTTCCCGATAAAGAAGAAACATTTGTGTAATATGAATTACCATAATATGCGTTACCGTTAGCGGGTGGAACAAAATTAGCATAGAACCAAGCGTCATTTGTACCCGAACAATAATCAATAGTTGTTGATGTAATACTATTAACACCAAATACATTAGTTGAAGCCGTTAATCCAGCAACAATATTTGCAGTTGCTTGAGTACCTGAAACTGGACCAAAATAATAAGCCGAAGTTCCTGATGTACTATTAGTAACTAAAATACTATGTAATTGTGTTTGTAAGTCGCCTAAAATTGTAGATGTTCCACCATCAAATTGTGTGTAACCATTAGTATAATATGTGTTTCCACTTATTACACTTGGAACCGCTGAGGTAAATTGTACAGATGTTGTTGAAGCAGTTGAACCTGTGAAATCAATAGAGAAAGATGTTCCTCCTGTTATTCCAACTGTACTGCAATTAACATTTGCAACTGTGGTTATTGACCAAGACGGTCCTGCATCATAACCTGATAGACCTAAAATTCTTGTTACATACAATTGGTTAGATTGTTGTAGATATGATTTAGCAATATATGCCGCCTCATATTTTGGGATTTGTGTATTCACAAATTTTTCAGGTAACGTACCTCCAAAATAAGTTTGGAATTCATCATAATTAGTGATGAATATAGGTTCAAATGCGGGACCCTTAAGAGTTTCACCCACAATACCTAAAGTAGTTACACCAACACTTTGTGAAACAAAAGATAAATCTCTCTCTGAGGTATAAACACCTGGAGAAACGAATACTTTGTTTGCTGTAGCCATTTTTTAATTTAATTGTTTAAAATTTATTTATTGATAAATATTCTATAAAACTTGAAAAACTATTGGTCTAAAGAACTATTTATTGATTAGTAAGAATAAAATCTTACTTTTTTCTACCTTGAAAATAAAGAACCTTAAGATATCTGAAGAATCACATTTGTTGTTAAAAAAACATTGCTTAAAACATGGATTGAAAATTCATAGGTTTATTGAAAAACTTATTGAATTAAATTGTTCGGAAAAAAAAGATATCTACGGAGAAAATTAAATCAGTATTGATTCAAGTTGGAAATTAGATTGTAAAGAATTATTTGTCTTAATAATCTGAATAGTTAAAACATCATTTGTATTAATCTGTATTTCTCCCGTAATAAGTTGTTGTATATCCGTCCCATAAAAAAGACCATTAATATACATTGAGTATGATGTTATATTTTCAGAATCAATTAGTTTAATATTTGTTGTATACTCAAATGTTTGGGTATACGCCGTAGTACCAACAGGAAATAAAATATCTAAAGGTATTCTATTAGGGTTTGGTGGTATTTTGTTAACTCTTCTTTTTGTTTTTCTTGGAGCAACTTCCATAAGTAATAAAGACCTACTTACCGCAGGTTTAACTTCAAATTCATTTTCATCAATTAAAAATCCTTGTAAAGTAAAAGAATAACTTTGGATATAATATCTACGTTTTTCTAAATCCATAACTGACTCGTCAGAAACTTCGTCAAGTTGTATTGGAATATAGTGACCTTTAATTTGTGTGTAAGCTTGTCTTGATGAAAATTTTTCAATTATAACCTGATTGAACTTATTTAATTCTCTCATTCTGTTACAAATAATTTTAACAGAATATTTTATATCAACAGGAACAGGTTGAGGTATTGTATAAATGTCCATACCTTTTCTTTGTCCATCCCATGTTGGAACTGCTGCGTAGTAATACTGTTTTCTGTTTGGGATATTATATTTTAATGACGGTATTGTCCCAAATTTAACTTCAGGAGTTCTTATTGTAGTAATAAATGGAGGTTGAACATTCTTGTCGATATTATTAAAATCCCAAGTTTGAGTAAATTGAGACCAGTTTTGAGTGGTCATCAATATATCCACAACTTTAATATCTTTACCTGAAACTGAAGTTCTCAAATCGTTTTTAACAAACTCTAAAAACCCACCATCTAAATCTTCATGTAATAATGATTTAGGCAAATATGTACCATCCCTATTGATATCCTCAAGAAGTTGTTCTCTTCGTTCATAACCAACAGGTGGGTATGTAAGTGGTAACTTTTTTTTAATTTTTGGTAATGCCATTATTTTTCTTCATTATTATTACCACATTTATGACAAATATATGGGTCGTTTCCTCCGTCAGATAAATCCCAAGACCATCCACAATTACAAATCACCCTACCATCTTGTATTGATTCAACAATCATTTTTAATTGTTCTTTAGAAATAATAATTTTCATTTTATAATCCTCTAAATTCGTTTTCCATAACAGGAGATGCGTTTATTGTTCTATAAAATGGTTTGTACCCTGCGTATGTATGCTTATTATCTGAAACAACACGACCATCATTATTAACTACATAATATCTCACTTGAGTTTCAGTTTCATAATATCCAATATAATCGCCAAGTTCTATGTCAATTTCTAATTCATCTAAATGTTTTTGATAAACTGAAATTCTTGCATTACCCGGTTCCATTTGATTAATCTTACTTGAACCAAGAAATTTATTTTCAGGGGCAACAATTTGTAGATAAGCTTTAAACTCAATAGGTGGTAAAAATTTAATACCATCAACGGAAGCCTCACCATACACATCATCAACATTTGTCTTCTGTTTGTCAACACGATATAGTACAAGAGTGAAGTTCATATCCCCTTCTAACCACTCTCTACCCATACTAATATCTAAGCTATAATCTTCCGCTCCGAAAAATTTACCTAATCTTGTTATTGGAACTATTCTATTTGACATATTGATAAATATTTCTTTTTTGATTATTATTATAGTTGTATAGTTAATTAAAATAATTTGACAACTTCTACAGGACATTTAAGTATTGAACAACAAGCAATATCCATTCTTGAAAATTATCAGGGGTCAAATAACTATATCCTTAAGTTAAAGAAACAAATTGAGTCAAATAAAAAGTATCTCCCAACGAGAGCTCAATGTGATTATGTGATTGACTTCAATTCAGTAGTTCCAAAAGTTGCTAAAAAATGGGTTGAGATTGACTCATACTTTTCTCAAAAACTTGTTGCCGACAATCCTTTTATTAAAGAACCTGATAAAATCTATGTTGAAAAGATTTTAATTGAGAAAGATAAATCATATCACATTTGGGGTAAGATTTTTAGTGGTGAGACTATTCACGATTTTTGGATACCTAAAGCTGCAGTTATTAAACAACACACCGAAAACTTGGTTGATGTTGATTACACAAAATATGAAAACCGACCACCACTTGCCCACCAAAAAGAAGCCATAGAAAAATTATTAAAAAACGATAAGTTCATTTTAGCCGATGACATGGGACTTGGTAAAACAACAAGTACCGTTATCGCTTCGTTAGAAAGTGGAGCTAATAAAGTATTAATTATTTGTCCAGCATCACTTAAGATAAATTGGGAAAGGGAAATTAGAAACTATACTGATAAAACAATTTACATATGTGAAGGTAAAAAGTATGAACAGGCTGATTATGTAATTCTTAATTACGACATACTTAAAAACTTCCACGACCCAAAAGATAAATTAAACTCAATAATCCTTAATTCAAAATTTGATTTGGTTGTTATTGATGAAGCGCATTATGTTTCAAACGCTCAAGCTCAGAGAACAAAGATTATAATGGATGTAACCAAAGACATTAAAAAACTTTGGTTATTGACGGGAACACCAATGACTTCTCGTCCTATGAATTATTATAATATTTTGAAACTTATTGATAGCCCTGTAAGTCAAAACTGGCAAGCATACGCAATTAGATATTGTGGTGGTTATCAGTTTAGAGTTGGTGGTAAAAAGATTTGGAATGTAACAGGAGCATCTAATTTAGAAGAATTAAGAGAACGAACTTCTCGTCAAATTTTAAGAAGATTAAAAACTGAAGTTTTGGATTTACCTGAAAAAATTATGACACCTGTTTACCTCCGTTTAAAATCAAGATTATACGAAGGGTTGATGGGTGAGTATTATGATTGGTATAACAACAGACAAGACGAATCAAAATCGTTATCGGTTCAGTTCACAAAACTTATGAAAGTAAGACAAGTTATTGCCGAAGAAAAAATACCAATTACAATTGAACTTGCCGAAAACATTATTGAGCAAGGCAAAAAAGTTATTATCTTCAGTAACTTCACAGAACCTTTAAAAAAGATACACGAACATTTTGGTAAGAAATCTGTTTATTTAGATGGTTCAACATCTAAACCTGCAAGACAAGATGCGGTTGATAAGTTCCAAGAGAGTGATAAAATACAAGTTTTTTGTGGTAACATGAAAGCTGCAGGTGTCGGATTAACTCTTACGGCAGGTGAAGCCGTTATTATGAATGACTTATCATTTGTTCCCGCAGAACATAGTCAGGCGGAAGACAGAGCTTACAGATACGGACAAAAAAATTCAGTTTCAATATATTACCCACTATTTGAAAATACGATTGAAGGTGTTATCTACGACATTCTTATAAAGAAGAAACAAATTATTGGTACGGTTATGGGTGATATAGATGAAAATTCTGTAGATATTGTTGAACAAATACTTAACGAAATCAATAGTAAGTAAGTATTTATAATTAATGAAATCGTTAAATTTAGTATCAGAGTCATTAGTTAGTCGTATATTAGGTGAGGAAACTCAACCTGAAACCAAATTTTTTATTAACGAAATGAAAACCATAGGTATTGATAAATTACCTTATGGTTACGCATCATTAAGAAGATTTATTGACCCTGAAACAATGAAGTTCCATTATCAGAAACATTACAAGGGGTATGTAAAAAAATTAAATTCAGCTCTTCGTAAAAAAGATTATGGTGATGTTGAATTGGAGAATATTGTTAAACAAATTTCAAAGTATAATACAACAATAAGAAATAACGCAGGTGGAGCATTTAATCATGCATTGTTTTGGAAAATGTTATCACCCACACCACAAAAACCAAGTGGTGAAGTATTTGAAAAGATTGTTAAACAATATGGGACGTATCGTAACTTCAAAACTAAATTTGAAGAAATCTCAAGAAAAAGATTTGGTTCAGGATGGTGTTGGTTAGTGTTAACTGATACAGGTAGATTAAAAGTTATGTCCACCTCAAATCAGGACAACCCACTTATGAATATAATAAACAAGGGTGGTTTTCCGTTGTTAGGTTTGGATTTATGGGAACACGCTTATTATTTAAAATACCAAAACAAAAGAGACGAATATATTGAAAATTTTTGGGAAGTAATCAACTGGGAATTTGTTAATGAGTTATACAAATCAAAAACTGAAAAAAAATTGAACGAGTCAACTTCACAAAAAAAACTTTTATACGAAAACGTATCTGACTACTCAGATATTTTTAGTAACAACAAAAATGTTCTTTGGACTTATAGAAGATGTATTGATAATACGTTGAAAAGAGTTTTATCTGATAAATGGCATGAAAACAATCAACACTCTGAAGGTTCATCTTCAGGTATTTACGACTTAGAACAACCAGGTCGTTCAGTAATTAATAAATTAAATACAAACTATATTGGATTTAAAATTTTAGTTGATGATTTGAATGTTGTTCTTACAAAAATAAATAAACCTACATTAAATTTTATTGGTGTGACACCTTCACAACAAGTAGAAGAGATAAATAAATTTTGTTCTTATATGGAGTTTTTTGGTGAAAGAATTTTTAAAGGGTCTAAAACTCTTGATAAAATTATGAAACTTTTAAAAAGAACCCATGATAAAGGTGGTCAACTTGAGGAGTATGTTGCAAAAAAAATCAATCAAGAATTTGGTGAGGGTACAGCAGTTGTAGTTGGTAGTTTAGGTTCAAAAGAGGATTTTGCGGGAACTGATTTAACTGTTAATTTTGACAACAAAATACAAAATGCTCAAGTAAAACCAATTTTAAGTATGGAAGTAATTGATGGTTTTTATAATATAAAAATCAGAGGGTTTGTTAAAAAATTTAATACCGACTTGTTAATTTTTTCAAATATTAACAAAGAAGTTTATATTTTTAAAAACAAAACTGTTGCCTTTAGTTCAAGTATGTTTAAAATTCCAACACAAGATTTAATTTATACTGTGAATTGATATTTATATAGAAATATCACTTCATGAATACAATAATCGCAGAACCATACAGAAGTCAACTATATACAAAAGTTAGACACGTATTAGGAGCTCCAATTCGTTCAATTGAATTAGAAGATGAACAAATGGACTCAATCTTAGAATTTTCTATCGGGGACTATTCCCAATATGTTCAAGATTGGTTAATTGAATCACAATGGACTTCATTATACAATTTAAATTTAGACACACAATCTTTATCAAGAGCATTCGTAACTAAGAGTTTAGATTACGAAAACAGATACGCACAAGCATACTCTAAAATAGTTGGTTTACAATCATCCCCACTTGGTGATTGGGAACTTAAAAAAGATTTTATTACATTAGTCCCAAACCAACAGATTTATGAAATTCCTGCAGGTCGTGAAATTAATGAATTACTATGGTTCACACCAGCAACTCTAAACAACGTATTATTTGACCCATGGAGTTTTGGAGCATTAGGTGGTACAGGTATAGGTGGACCTGGCGGTTTTGCTCAAATGGGAGGTTCAGGTTCTTACTTTATGATGCCGGCATTTGACATGTTATTAAGAATGCAAGAAATTAATATCCAAAGAAGAATTATTGGAGGTGATTTAACTTATAGAATTACAGGGTTACCTAAT